GGTGCGGCGTCTCGCGGGGTCGTCCTGTGAGCGGAAAAACTTTAAAATGAGTCAGTTTGCGAAAACGGACGCGAAGCTGGCCGACGCTCTTGGTATCTCGGAGCGACAGCTTGCGCGACTTAAGAAGACTCCCGGCTTTCCGAAGAAAACGGCGAAAGGATGGGATATTGAAGAGGTGCGCGAGTGGCGGGCAGAGCAGGGCGGCGACGAAATGAAGGCGGCGAAGCTCGCCGAAATTATTAGCCGCACCGAGCTCAATAAGCTAAAGAAAGCCGACCTTGAGGGCCGAATGATCCCGATAGACGAGGTGAAAGACTTACTAGCGAAACTCGCAAGCGGCGTGCGAACAAAGCTGTATTCGCTCATGGAAAGCACGCTCCCGCCAAAGTTAGAAGGGCGCGATATTTTGGAAGTCCGTAAAATCCTTCGAGAATCGGCGGACGAAATATGCGCCGAGCTTGGGGCGAAAGGCGAAGAATGGCTGAAACGGAAAACGAGCTAGCGCGTTCGTGGCGTGCGAACGTCGCACCAGCGGACAGGCGCCCGATTTACGATTGGGGGCATGACTATGTGGTGCTCCCGAAGTCATACGCAGTCGACGGCGTTTTTAACGTCGGAATATCGCGGCAACTTATCGGGCCGTTCGATGCGATACGAAGCGAGGACGTTCGAGAGGAAACTATCATCGCGTCGATCCAGGGCGGAAAAACGCTAGTGCTCGACATTGCGATACCGTGGATCATCACGAACGCACCGGGTCCGATCATGTGGACGTGGCAGAGCGAGCCGGACGGGAAAGAGCATTGTTATACGAGACTTATGGCATGGGTGAAAGAGTGCGGACCTGTGCGAAATATTCTTCCATCGTCGAGATACGCGACGCAAACGGCGGCGATATATTTCGGAGACTTTTGGTTTTTGGTGAACGGCGCAAACAAGAACTCGCTTCAGGGAAAGTCTGTTCGATGGAAACTCAACAGTGAGGTGTGGCTTTGGGATCAAGGTTTGCTGCAACACGCGCGCAACCGCGTCAGCGCGTTCGAGCGTTACGGCACGTCGAAAATCATCAACGAGTCGCAAGCTGGGCCGCAAGAGTCTGCACCGAAAACAACGCACGATCTTTACGCTACGTGGCTTGAGTCGTCGCAATGCGTGTGGTCCGTGCCGTGTGAAGCGTGCGGCGCTGTTGTGCCGCTTGAATTCTTCGACCGAATCGATGGCGATTCGGAAAAGCGCGCTGGTGTCGTTTGGAATGATGACGCGAAAAACGCGGATGGAACATGGAACCACTCGCGGGCGGCGGAAACGGCTCGGTTTCGGTGTAGAAAATGCGGGCACGATCACGCGGATTCAGCGAAAACACGCGCTCGGTTCAACGACCTTGGGCTTTACGTGCAGCAAAACAAGGCTGCACCGATCGCAAAGAGCGGGCACCGTTGGAATCAAGTTTTGACGCACGCTCTCGGGCCGCTCGTCGACGAATGGCTTACGTGTTCAGAGCAGCTAAAGCGCGGCGTAACGATTCGCGCCCAGGATTTCTACCAGCAAAAGCTCGCGATGTTCTGGAAGAACCAGCAGGAGCAGGAGACGATAACGCTAAAGCCGACTGCGTACACACTAGCCGAGTTATCGACCGATCTTGCGAAGAGAATTGAAGGCGAGGTGTACCGATTCGCGACTATGGACAGGCAGCGCGACCACCGCTGGTTGCTCGTTCGTGCGTGGCGCGCAGACGCATCGAGCAGGTTGCTTTTCGCTGGGCGCGTTTCTACGAAGGAAAACGCGAAAGAAATCTGCGACGCTTACGGCGTCGAACCGCAACTATGTTTCGAGGATGCGCAATTCGAGACTGGGCATGTGTATGACGAATGTGCGCAGTACGGTTGGGTTGCGCTTCATGGTTCTGGAGACCATTGGTTTACGTGGGATATCGAAGACGGGAAGAAAGAGCGCCGTCTGTACTCTCGCGTAAGCGATGTTGTTGCGCCGTGCGGAGGAATGGCGTGTTACGTCTACTGGGCATCTGATCCGATAAAGGATATGCTTGCATCATTGCGCGACGGTAAGGGAGCGGCGTTTGAATATCCTCCAGACGTATCAAAGGAATGGATACAACACATGACCGGCGAAGTGAAGCGCGTCAGAATCAACAAGGGAACAGGGCAAGAGGAGGAGCGGTGGACGAAAATTGGCCAGAATCATCTATGGGACTGTGAGGCAATGGGCGTCGCTGCGGCGTGTATGCTGAAAATCTTTCAATTATGAACGAAGAAAATTTATATCGACTGTTTAGAGAGCGGGCGCGCGGTATTGGCGCGTCTCATTGCGACATCATGGAGCACATGGAAACACTCAGTAGCTTCGCTTCGAGGGTTCGCGTTGCTGTTGAGTACGGAACGCGCACAGGCAACAGCACCGTGGCGCTTGCTCGCGGGCTTTCACTCGGGAAAAATCGCAGGCTGATTTGCTTTGACCAAACATTCGAGGAGTTAGCAGACGAAGTAAAAAACGCGATTTCTGACGCTGGCGTTTCGCTTGAATTAAATGTCGCAAATACGGCGTGCGTTACATGCCCGAAAGATGCCGAGCTTGTATTCATAGACACACTACACACATATAACCATGTTAGAAACGAACTGATTACAATAAAGCACGGGCCGGAATATATTATTTTCCACGACGTAGAATTGAATGGGTGGCGAGGTGAAGATGGAGGCGATGGGATAATGCCGGCGATCCTGGAATGGCTGGTTAATCGCGCGTATTTAGTAAGGCACTACGCGCGCAACAACAACGGGCTTCTCGTTCTTGAGCACCAATGACAACAACTCTAATTTACACCGGCCACGCTCGCTCATTTCTTCGCTGCTTGCCTAATCATCAATGGATGTTTTGGCGTGCGTGTGATGATATTCGCACCGTTGCGTCACTTGTTGACGATGACGACGGGAAGCAAGCCAAGGAAAGTGGCGTGTTCGATTTTTGCGAGCTAGTCGCGCAACCTGATCCGCATTTTAAAGGCGAAGAGAAAGCGTCGATACACGCTCCATTTGCGATCTCGGTGCCGATCTTGTGGATCACTCGGCAGCTCTGGCACATTCAGCGCGGGTACGAATTTGCGAATGAAAAGTGCGTACTAATAAATTCTGACTTCGTTGTGCGAATTCGTCCTGACCTTTGGTTTTTCGACAGCAAGCCGGACTTTATGCACGATACGATTTTGACGCCGTGGTGGGGTACTTTCGGCGGCGTGAATGACCGACTTGCGACAATGCCGCGTCACCTTTCAGAGAGGTATTTCACGGCGTTTTCGAGAGTGGATAAATTTTTGTCGGAAGGTTGCCCGATGCATCCAGAAAGCATAATGCGAGCGGCTATTGGAGATGGTCCGTGGTCGCCAAACTTGAATTGCGTGTTCGGTTCGCTGCGGAAAAACGGGGAAATGCGACTTCCTGAAATTCAGACGTTCGAGCTTCGGCGATAACGACGAGTTGACAAGCGGGCATGTATAATGAGCCCGCTTGTCAAAGTCCTCCTTCGCCTGGCGAGGGATCAGTCAGACCCAATAAACTACCTAGAGGGACTGCTTTCCTCTCAATGGACGGTTGTTTCCGATAGCGGCGGCAACCTCGTCAATGCGTCCGTGAATGGGAAAGCGTATTCGTTTCGCGTTCCCGATGGGATGGACAGCGGGCAAATTCTTTCCGCGATAGAGCAGGCGCTAGAATACGCGGAAAGTGGAATCTGGTATCCGACTTCAATCGGAAGAGGGAGGCTCGCATGAGTGCGTTTTCACGACTACGCGAGCGTGCCGCGCGATTCGCTTTCGGCTCACTCATTGACGCGACGAATCCGAACGAGATCGCAGCAAGACCGCGAGAAATGCAGTCAGCTGGCGGAGTCGAGCAGGAGGTTGACCTTAACGACTGGCGCGGGCTTTTGTCTGACTCGCGGAAGATTTACGCGAATGTAGGTGCAGCGCGGGCGGCGGTAAATGACAAGGCCGTTTACTCAGTTGGCCGCGCGTGGATGCCTGTTTTCGAGGGTGAAAACAAGGAATGGGGAAAGCGCGCTCGCGATTGGCTTATCGAGCAATGGTATCCGATAGCCGATGTTCGCGGAGACGGTTTCGACTTCACGACCGATCTCTTTCTTTCGTCGATTTCTGTTGATCGCGACGGCGATTGCGGAATCGCGCTTACAGAGGAGGACGGCTTTCCGAAAATTCAGATCATCCCGGCGCACCTGATAGGCGAGCGCGGCGGCAATGGAGAAGTCGAAAGCGGGCCGTATCGCGGCTTGCGCTCAATCAAGGGCGTGATTCTGAACGCATATGGGCGGGCGGTGGCGTATCGAATTCTTGGAGACAGCGAGGAGCACGACACATACATCTCCGCTCGCGACATGACGCTTTTGTTTGATCCCGAGTACGCGGATCAAGTGCGCGGCATTCCTGGTTTCGCCCATGCCATTCTCGACCTCAAAGACCTACGCACGATTCAGGGATACGAGAAAGCAGCGGCGGCTCTTTGCAGCGCAATCGGCTTGGTCGAGACGAACGAAACAGGCGGGCCGGATCTGAATGACCCGGCAAACCGATTTGGGAAAAAGGCGGCGAAAACAGGCGGGCCGGTCGAGCAGACATTCATGGCTGGTTTGATAAAATACTTTCGCGCCGGAACGAATGGAAAGCTTGAGACGCTGAAAACGGATCGACCTGGAGAGGGATGGGAGCGTCTTATGGATCGACTGATCCGCAATGCGTATACCGGCATCGGCTGGCCGTATGAACTTTCATGGAACTCGAAAGAGCTAAACGCGGGCGCCATTCGCTTGATCGTGGCGCGGGCTATGCGCGCGGTACAAGATCGGCAAGACCTACTTCGACTACCGGCGAAACGCTGTGTTGGTTACGCCGTAGCAAAGGCGATCACGCGCGGAATTCTCCCACCGTGTGACGAGTGGTTTAAGTGGGGTTTTACGATGCCACCGCGAATGTCTGTTGACGCTGGGCGCGATGCAAACGCGATTCGCGAGAATTACAAATGTGGCGTGCAGAATCTTTCCGAGATCGTCGAGGAAAACGGGACGACGCTTGAGGCACACGCAGAGCGGCGCAAGAACGACAACGACATTCTGCGCGCGGCTGGGCTTCAAGTTATCGGAGTTGATGGCGGCGTGATTCCGACGAACGACGGACGCGCGCAACCGCTTATTTCCTCGATCGGTATCGGCGGTGTCGAGGCGCTTACTCAATTGATCGCGAATGTCGGACAGGGGCTTGTTTCTGCGGAATCCGCCAGGGCGATTCTCGTTTCCGTATTCGGCATGAGCGAAGACGACGCGGCGCGCGTAATTTCCGATGCAAATTCAGCAACTAAAAAACCTAGCAACTAAGATTCAGGTCGCGCAAACGGCTCGTGATATTCGCCCATGGAAAACGGCAATTCTGGCCTCGCGGTTGACAAGTTCGCAAGGACATGGGCGACGCGCGCAAGATCACATTCCGATCAACATTCTCGGCGGGAAAAGTCACAGCATCAGGGCTGAATGACGTTTCACTAATCACTGGCGGAGTCGAGGCGCTAGGGCATGGCGTGTTCGTCGATGACGTAACACTCAGGCAGGTTTCCGCGCTTTTAGTTGGGAAGGCGCTTCCGGCGTATCTGACGCATGACGGTATCTGGCGCGGTGACCGTCTTGCGCAAGAGATCGGCCTATTTTCCGGAATCGTTCTCGACGGACAAAAAGTAATCGCTGGCCAGTTCTACTTTCTCGACGCGTTCAAAAAGTACGAGCCGAAGACGTGTGAACTGCTGCTAGAACTGGCACGCAAGATTCCCGAGCAATTCGGAATTTCGATTGTTTTCGAGGGTTACGCAGCATGGGTGCGGAAAGACGGTAGTGAAGTAATGGATACAGCGGCGCCTATGCCGGAGGACGCAATCCGCACAATGCCGTCAATTCGCGTATCGAAGGTTGAGAGCGCGGACTTCGTTAAAAATCCGGCTGCGAATCCGGACGGTCTCGCGGCGCTCGCGAAGAAATTTATGGCTGACGACACTAAGCAGGAGACGGTTTTACTCTCCGTCTATAACGAAAAAGTCACCGCGCTTCAAAGCGCCGTTGCTGATCTCGAAAAGAATCGCTCGAACAAAGAGACGGAGCGTTTGGCGCTCGAAAAGAAGCTTACTGAAACGGCGGAAAAGGTCACAGCTTCGGAAGGCGCGCTTGCAACGGCGAAAGCCGAAAACGCCGATCTGCGAAAAAAGCTCGCCGAGGCCGAGAAGATGTCTGCCGAAAAGCTCGGCATCGCCCCTGTGAAATTCACACCGAGCGGAACCGAGCAACCCGTAGTGAAAATGTCCGACCGTGAGGCTTGGGATCACTACGCGAAACTTGCCGAAACTGACGCGGCGGCTGCGGAGGCGTTCAAGGCAAAACGCCTCACGAAGAAGAAGTAAAACGAATTTAACGCCAGACAACAAAACACGAAAGGCAAAATAAAATGGCTACGAATACTATTGCAGGTGTTAACGTTGCGCGAATTTCTCAACTCACTATTGAGGCGCTCAATACGACTCCGATTCCGATCTCTGTTTTCACCACCGATTTTTCGGATGAGGTGATGGAGAAGGGCGAGTCTGTCACCACTCGCTATCCGACAAATCCCTCTGTTGTGAGCTTCGCCGGAACACGAACCGCGAGCAACTCTGCGATGACTTCGCGCACGGTAACGCTCTCGAATTATATCGGCGTTGACCTCGGATTCACCGATAAGGAAATGAGCTTCTCGGATATTCAGCTTTCCGAAATGTTCATCAAACCGGCGATCACGGCGATCTATGAAAACATTTTCGCCAACGTGGCGGCACTTGTCACGGCGGCAAACTTTTCGAGCAACACCGTAATCACGGCGGCAAACTTTTCGGCTTCCAATGTGGCTGGTCTGTGCACAACGATGAACACGTCGAAGATTCCGACCTCTGGGCGCGCTGTGATCTTCTCGCCCACCTACGCGGACACGCTCCGAAAGGATAGCACGATCGCGGCGCAGTATGCGTATATGGCGAGCAACATGATCCAGACCGGCGTTGTACCGAAGGTCCACGGGTTCGGCATGCACGAGTACAACGGAACGATTCCGAGCAATTCGGAAAATCTCGCTGGCATCGCGCTCAACAGGTACGCGCTGCTTATTGCTGCGCGCGCTCCTGCCATTCCGCAGAATTGGTACGGCAAAGTCACGAATATCAAGGGCGAGTCCGGACTCACGTTGCAGATGCGCGAGTTTTACGATGGTACGGAGCAGCGCACGCAGCTCTGTGTTATTTACGGCACGCAAATCGGCAACCCGGCGAACTTAGTGCGCATCAAGAGCGCGGCCTAAGCGTACCCAATTGTTTTCTCCTCACAGGCCCACGGCTGGCGTCGTGGGCTTTTTCGTGCCGGTTGACAAAATGGCAATATGGATGAGCCCGCAAAAAACCGACATCCCATTCGAGCCGATATTCACAAACCCGGACGATCAAGTTTTCTTGGCGTTCCCGTGCTACGGAAGCGAAGTGAAAACTCCATTCATGCTTTCGCTTTTGGCGCTGTATTCGCAGTCAAACGCGTTCGCAAAAATTGACGTTATCTCAAATGATTCGCTTGTATGCCGTGCGCGAAATACTCACGCGGCGCGATTTCTTGAGGCGACGCATCCAACGACAGGGAAGCCGATGCAGTGGCTTCTTTTCATCGACACGGATATTGAGTTTCAACCGTGGCACGTAACGCGGCTTATTCGCGACGCGATCGCGGATGGAGGAAAGTCAATTTTCTGCGGAATGTATCCGCTCAAACAGACGAAGCCGCACTTTGTCTGTAACTCACTCCCTGGTGAAACAATCGACGCGAACGGCCATGTCCGCGTTCGCGAGGGTGGAACCGGCTTCATGCTTATTCACCGATCGATATTGGAGCGGATGCGTGACACGTATCCGGAGCTTGCTTTCGAGTGCGACAATAATGAATCCGGCGCGACAAAAACGGAGACGCGATGGGACTTTTTCTCAGTTGGGGTGTATTACGACAAAGTAAGTAAGAAGCGCCGATACCTCTCGGAAGATTACTACTTTTGCCAGCGGTGGCGTGATATGGGTGGTAGTGTGATTATGGATACGCGGATACAAACGAAGCATCATGGTAATATGACGTTTCCGATTCCGCCTAATGAAATTGCAGCGGCGGCGTCGGTTTACGAGAGGGCGGCTGAGTTGATCGCGAAAAAACAGCAGGAGGCAAAATGAGCTTTTCTGGCATTATCGCGGCGGCACACGCAAAGGCCGAGGAGTTCGTTGGCGAGGTTTTCACTTATTCCGGCGTTTCGCTTCGTGGAATTTTCTCTGATGGCTCCGAGTCTTGGACATTTGACGACTTTTGCCAGCGCAACAACGTCGATATTGTGTGCGTTAGCGGAAAGGCGCAATGGGTGACCGCTGGCAAGACTCCTGAAAATCGCGGCGTTCTGACGTATTCAGGAAAGCAATACGTGATAACGGCGATTCGAGGAGAACGCTCAGACGATCCGTGTTACCACCTCGCGCTTTCCGTTAGGAAATAACGATGCCTGACATTGGCGCAGCGTTCGTTGGGCGAGTTGATTTTCAGAACGCAATGGTGCGACTTCGCAGCGCAGCAAAGGATGGGCTTGTTGACAAGAAGCATGGAACGCTTCCATACCAAGCAGCGCGCCTCGCGGAGCACTGCATGAAACTTACGCCTCCGCGAAAGTTCGAGCAGGGGAAAAGCAGAATCCGCAAAGACCTTTCGTGGATAATGTATGACGCGGAAGACGGATATCTGAAATTTGTAGCTGATAAATTCGGGACGAAGCACATCAGGCGTCAGTTTTTCAAAAAAGGCACAAAGAACCCGTACATTATCGATTGGGATTCGATAGACCTGACGGGCGCGGAGATTCCGCCACTACACGCGAAAGCGCGCGATTTTCGCGGACGCGTTCGTAGCAACTGGAATCGAAACGAGCGCACAATCGGAAGATGGAAAGCGCACAATCGCGTTGTAACTACGAGGGCGATTCGCGAGGCATACGAGCGGAAGATGGAGGGACGCGTAGGCATGGCAAAGTCTGGATGGGTAAAGGCAATTCTCGCGTTCGGCGGCGCGGGAGACATCGAAATCCCTGACTGGATTTTGCGCCACTCCCAGAAGTACGGCACGGCGCAGTTTAATGAAGCTGGCACGCGTCCGTCAGCGAAGTTTTCAAACATCACAACCTGGGGGCAAAATCACCTCGAAAGCGAGCGGATCGCGCTAAACGCGATGCGCTCGCGAACAAACGCAATGACCAAGTATTGCGAGAAAATGATGAAGGTAGCCGCAGAAAAAACGGGCGGAAAAGTCGTGGAGAAATAAAAACATGGCAGCACCAAGCATTGCATCACTACTAGACTTCGAGGGCGCATTTGAAGACGTTCTTGCGGCGCACCTATCAAACACGGTATCCAACTGTCAAATACTCACTCCACGCACGACGCTTGCTGAGGACGAGGAGCTTGCGACTCCACGGATCGCCGTCCGGTTTTCGATCACGCAAGACGGCGAGCATTTCGGCAGCTACGGCGGTAAAACAGTGCGAGATGCGAAGGTAGGGCAAATGGAGATTCTTTGCGCCGCCCGACGTGATGACGCTGCGCAGGACATAGGCTCGCTGCGCGGTGCCGTTCGCGGGGCAATGCTGGCGGGTTCTGCTGTCTTTAACACGAGCGCGATGCCGTACTATCAGACGCTCGACGTATCCGCGCTTTCATCTTCGCAGGGAATTTCGAGCGCCAATGACGAGTCGATTACAACGCTATCCTACCGTGTCGATTTCGCGATCTTGGCGACGGCATGGCCCGTGTCCGGTTGACAGTAGCGCAACGTTGAAACCTCAACTCAAACGCGAATAAAAAATGGCTACTTATCAAGATGGCGCTTTTCCGTGCGGGGCTCCGACGCTGACGATTAACAACGTTTCTTACGTGTGCGCGTCGTTCAACGGACCTCAAAAGACTTCTGTTGTTGCGAACATCACCGACGGCACAGGCGCGCACGTTGGCGCAAACTCAGTGAAAGGCCCGACTACTGGCACAGCGGAATTGCAACTCGCGACTTCCGCGACTGTGCTCCCGAATACTGCGGCGGAAAATGCGGTTGCTGGCGTCTTTACTCACGACGGCACGACGTACTTCATCACGTCGGTCGGTAAGGCGATGCCGGCTGGCCCGCAAATTTGGACCTCCTCAATTCAATTCCAGGCGAAGGTAAGCGCGTAAGTTTTGGCTGGGGTGGTTGTGCGTAAATGCGGCGGGAGGTTAGCGGTTTCCCTCCCGCCGCTCTCCTATGGAAACAACGTTTATTCCAGGCTACGCAGAGATGCTGAAACGCGAGCACGACTCGCGGCTTTCTGCATGGGATGACGCATGGCAGACGGTGTGCGGTATCGTCGTTTTGCCGATGACGCTTCGACGCCTCGGGATGCTTCGTCGCTTGCGAAACGGCTATTTTGTGCCGTGCAAATTCGACAATGAGAAAGAGGCGCACGCACATGCGAGGCAAGTTGCGTGGATTTGCGCACCTGAATTTTTTATTCCGCACACAAAGATTGAGGCGATACGTTACACATTCAGGCAGGCGGTTTGGCTGTGCGAAGTGAACCAAGTCAATGCGGCTGTATTCACAAAAGAACTACTCAAATTCATAGACGAAGAGTTTTTCGACTCGCCGTTTCATGGCGGAGGCGATGACGCGACACAGGAAAGAACACAGCCACTCGCAGCAGATGTCGCATACGTCGCGGACATGTTCGCGCGTGCCGGTTACGCATGGAGCCTAGACGACGTTCTTGATCTTCCATTGCGGCATCTCTGGCAGTTTACGCGCGTCATTCACCAGCGCGAAGGGCGAACGCTTCCGAATCGCTCGACTGTTCTAGCAGTTAAGCACGTCGCAACACTGAGCAAAAAAACAACATGATCGGCATCGGCTTTGAATTATTCGCAGATTCGACCAAGCTCGAAAAGGGTTTGAGCGCAGCAGAGCAGGGAGTTGAGCGAACGGAGAAGGCTGCGAAGAAATTAGGAATCGCGTTTGGCGGGTGGAAAATCGCGAGCGAGTTTTTGCAACTTGGGCTTGAGCGTGCTACGGCGCTGCGAGACGAAGCCGAGAAGCTAGAGAAACCGATTAATTATTCTGTCAATTCGGTCGCATCACTCGCGGATGGTTTCAAGAATGTAAAAGAATCCATTGCGGACTTAGCCGTAGCAAGCATTTCGTGGTTTTCTACGTTTGGCGAGGGTGTTGGATCGCTCATCAACGAAATGCGCGGCTTCTCAAAAATGGAGCAGGTGCAGAATGAGGCGTCTGAAAAAGCGCTAACAGAAACGCTCGCTCGAATCGCAAAGGCTCGCGACGGATATGCGGATGCGATGAAGAAGTCACAGGAGAACTTGAAGAAAACCGAGACGGAGCTTTTCGAGGCGACGGCGGCGAGCGGTCAGAAACTCGCGAAGGTTATCACCGAGGTTGTCGCGCTTGAGGAGCAGTTAAGCAAGACCGGCGAAGGCTCGCTTCGTTGGAATGAGCTGCGGGCGGAACTGAACACGAAGCTCGCGCAACAGGCCAAGCTCCAAGTAGAGTTTACAAAGGAAGGCGAGAAAGCATCCGAGGAATACACGAAGGCACTTGAGGCACACGCGAAGGTTGTTGAAGAACTCGACAGGGCGGACGCAGACGCGGCAAAGGCGCTCATGCTTTCCAGCAACGAAATGCTCGAACTCGTTTCTTTGCAGCAGAAGAAGTCGCAAGGACTGAACGAGAGCGAGACGAAGCGAATTGCGATTCTCGAACAGCAAGTGAAGTTGAAGAAGATCCAAGTCGAGGTTGATGAAA